ACAATTAAAAGATCCAATCCAACAGCAACTTTATATAGTGCTACTGGAGCAAGTGGTAATATAAGGAATATATCAACTTCAGCCGATTTAACTGCAAATTTTGGAAGCGCAATAACTCCAAATACTGTTGGAGGTCTTATACAAGTTTCTTCTGCTGGAATTAACGCTGGAAATGCATTGGGATTCCATTGGACGGCTCAATCGGAGTTATAAAATGTATAGAAAATCAAGTCTAAATATAAATTGTATTATAAGGGTTTCAGATAGTGCTTGTATTCCATTTGATGAACACAATACCGATTACCAAGCTTACCTAAAATGGCTGTCCGAAGGAAATACTCCACTTCCTCCAGATCAAGAGTAATCAATGACCCTAACTGAAATCGCCCAATACGCAGGCGAGAAGGTTGGCAAGACCGACTCGGATACGCTTACCTTCTTGCAGAAAGCCGCAAGCCTAGCCTATCGGCGTGTATGGGACTTTGCACCTTGGCGCGAGACTGTAACCAACTCGACCTACTCGGTTGGCACAAACAGGCAGATCACGCTAGGCACGAATGTTGAGACTCCTTTGTCGGTTGCTTACAACGATGCAGAGGTTGATCCGATTGACCTAGCCACCATTGTAAGCCAAGACCCAGGCTTGCTTGACGATGCGCGTACTGGCGATCCAGATACTTACCATTTTACTGGCCGTAACAGCAGTGGAGTTGCACAACTAAACCTTTACCCAAGGCTTGCCACATCTGGAACAATCCCATTGCGTGTTGTCGAGAAGCTGAAATGCCTTACCCGCACCAATGTTATTGTTGACTTTCCCCCATCCCAAGCCGCGCTGGATGACGAACTTCGCTTACCTCACGTTCATCATTTGGTTCTGGCTTTGACTCACGCAGATGCACTGGAGCGTGAACGGCAGTACGCCAAGGCGCAAGCCATCACGCAGACTGCTAACTCTGACCTTGCGGCTATGGCTAACTACGAGTTGAGCCAGGTTGGTGGCATCAAGCAGATCACTCCGCAAAGTTTAGGCGAGCTAACCATAGAAGAAATGTTCTCGGCTTAGGAGGCATTGCCTTGTACTACTCCGACAATTTAGACGATGTTCTATCGTTTGATGGAATACGCAATTTTACTGGCGGTCAAGCCAGCGGTCTACAATCCGACCTACTAGCCGAGAACCAAGTACAAGAGTTGTACAATATGACCCTTTCGCCAAAGGGTAATCTTGAGACTCGCGTAGGTGCAACAAGCTTTGCTACTGGTGCAACCAGCGGGTTAACTTCAGTCGGCGGGATGCGCTATTACGAAACGTCAGCATACCAGCAATTGCTGACTGTTACTGGTGGAAATTTTTACAGCATTGAATCAAGCGGAAGCGCGACAGTTCATATTGGGTATCAACAATGGAACAATACAAACATAACCTGGACAGCAGCCACCAGCCAATGGCGAGACGGCTACAGCGTTGCCGAAGACATTGAGGTATCCTTTGCACAGTTTGTTGACAAGATGTTTCTATCTGATTCCGATAGCGACCTACACTTTTGGGATGGCACTGCGGTTGAGAGGCAGGGTGGCAAGGTTAGGGCAATCACAGTAACAACTGGTGGCACTGGTTATACCAGCGCAACCGCAATCATTACTGGACCTACACTTGGTGGGACAATGCCAGAACTGATTACGCTGGTGGCTGGCGGGGCTGTTACTGGCGTTACGGTTGTTAATGGTGGGTCTGGTTACACCACCGCACCTACTGTGACAATCATTGGGAATGGGTCTGGTGCTACCGCAACGGCAACAGTCAGCGCGCCTCCAGCGGGTATTAGGATTTTGGTCAACGCTGAAAACAGATTATTCGGCGTTGGCTCTGGTGCAAACAGAAACACGCTTTACGCATCTGACATACTTGATCCTTCGGTATGGGCAACAACCAACAGCATCGTTGTCAACGGCGATGATGGCGATCAGATTACGGCTGTTGTGCCTTACTACAAGAATAGGCTGATCGTATTTAAGAAGCGCAGAGTGTTCCAAGTTGACATTCCAAGCGATGCTACCTCTGGCGCGGATTGGATTGTTTCAATCATTTCAAACAATACTGGATGTGTGGCAACTGGCACTGCGGTTCAAGTAAGCAGCGACATTCTGTTCCTATCCGACAACGGCATCAGATCGCTTGTTCGCTCTGTAGCGGATGACTTTAGCTCAGTTGGAATACCAGTTTCAGAGATAGTCAAGGATGTGATCCAGAGCATCAATACGGATTCTATTAGGGTGGCTACTGCGATCTACTACGATAACCGCTACTTCCTCGCCATACCTACTGGATCAAACGATTACAACGATACGCTCTTGGTTTACAATACTGCGTTAGGCGCATTCGAGGGAACTTGGAGTCCGCAGGTTATGCAGTTCACGCTTACGAACTTTAATCAAGAAGGTTCTAGGGCGATGTTCAAGAAGACAAATGGCATCATTGAGAAGTACGCTGGCTACAAGTCTCCTGCTGGCACTACATCTTCCGATTATCAAGACGCTGGAACTGACTACGAATCTTATGTGCGCACCAAGGACTTTAATTTTGGAGATCCTTTCTCGCTAAAATACGGGAGCTATTTCGAGGTCATCTTTGACAACTCTTTCTCGTCCGATGCGACAATATCTATCCAGCGTGATATTGACGTTGGGGACATTGATGTTCAATCCAACATCAATATTGCAAGTTCAGTTCTAACTCTTCCATTCGTGCTTCCAGCAGTTCTCCCAACATCAGTAAAAAAGAAGCTTGCCAGCGATCTGCGCAAGTATGAGAAGTGGCGGTTGCTCAACATCAAGATTTCCACGCCAGCAAACAAGATGGCGATTCGCCAGATCACGGCTGCCGCCAATCCAGATACAGTCCAGATCCAGCAAACAATATGACGGCTGTTGAGTATATTGAGCAAAGCGGTGTGCCAGAGGCTATGTGGCCTAACCTGGCTGAGTGGTTTGGCTGGTTTGAAAAGCAAGGCATGGTTGGCGTAGTCGAGGATAAGGATGGTATCGCTGGGGTAGCATTGGCTAGGTGCATAAAGGATGGGCAAGAGCCTAATCATTATGTGCATAGCGAAGATGGCGAGAATGTGTTTGTTGATTTGACTATCTCCTCAAAAGGTGCTAAATCCTTGAGATGCTTGCTGTTGCTGCTTTGGCAGCGTTTTGGTCCTCGCAAGCGGATCACCTTTAATCGTTCTGGCAAACCAAGGAGTTATTGTTATATGACATTTATGCGAAAGGCTAGGGTTTAACACCGTGGGTGGATCACCGTCTATTCCTGCACCGCCCCCTCCGCCCGATCCGAATGCGGTTGCACAGGCCAATGCAGCAGCGTACAGGACGAACATCAATACATATATCGAGAAAGCTCCAGAGATGGCAGAGCTAGAAAACAAGCTTCGCATTCAATATCTACCAGCCCAGCGTGGCCTAGAACGCCAGTTATCAGCTTTGGATCAACAGGCAGGAGTGCAGGCTGGGATGCAACTAGAGCGTCAATACGGACCACAGCGCACCCTAGAATCGCTCCGCAGGCAGTATGAGACTAGCCCACAGGCGTATGCCTTAAATCGTGGATTAGGCGATCAGATGACTAGGCAGTTCGAGCGTCTTTATGGCACATCGCCATACGGCTCAGTTGAGCAGAACGTGGCGTTCAATCGCCAGCCAGGACCAGTTGACTTTTACGGTACGATTGGCACGAACATTGGCAATCCAAGTTTAGAAGTTAAAAAATAATGACATCCGCTGAATTAAATAAAAGAATAGAAGAGGCAAGCGGAACAATATCTTCTTTGCCTCCTAATAGGCGAGGAGCAAACAACGCCGCATATTTCTATGGAGTAGGCGGAACAGATACTGTTCATAGGCAATCAGAATTAAACGCCAGCACTTCAGCAAATTCAGCTAGATTGATTAGAGAAATGGGACTAGACCCAGGAAAGTATGCAATTGGAAGTTACGCTGGTGGTACTGCATATAATCTGCAAAAAGCAATTAGTGATGCAGAATTAAATTCAAGATTTCTTCAGCTTGAAGAAAAGAATGAAAGCGAGAAAACTGCTCAAAAAGAAGCGAGATACAACACACTTGCTCAACAAATTCAATCTCTTGTTGGTGGGGACGATCAAAGATATGGACTTGCTGGTCCTCAATTAAATCAATCATTGACTC